ACGCCTGAAGAATCCGAACGACCGGTCGTCCTCGGAGGGCGTGATCTCGGCGTCGAACCGGACCCGGTCGTCGACCTCCACACCGCTCAGGCCGCGGGGGACCGTTCCCCACACCGCCCAACCGGCGTCGGTCACGACCCGCATCTTCTCCCCGCACCCGTAGTCGTTCTCGAAGAACCGGACCGTCTTGACCGTTCCCTCGACCGTGACCCTGCCGACGGGAACCGACTCGGCGTTAGCGCGGCGCGCCTCCTCCTCCTCGCGACGCTTCGCGGCGTCCGCCATCTTGCCGCGCCAGTCGTCGAACCCGGCGGGCGCGTAAGCGGCGATGCCGAGCGCACCGTCCTTGATGTTCTCGGAGCGGGCGATGATCGCGAGGTTGCTTCCGAACGATCCCTCCTGAACCAGCATCCACTCGCGGAGTTCCTCGCGGGTGATGCGCGGCTCGGCGGAGTTCGCGAGCGCGGTGCGGTACTCGGCGAACTTGTCGTCGTGCCAGAACCAGCCCCTCAGCATCGCGGTCACGATCTGCTTCGTGGGGATCGCGTGCTCGGCGTCACGCTTCGCGTAACCGAACGCGGTGTAGGCGCGGATCGCGGCGTCGAGAACGATGCCGGTGTCGAACTCGTTCGGGTAACTGCCGCCGGTCGAGAACTCCTCCTCCTCGTCGTAGGCGACCGCCTCGTGAAGGTTGACAGCGGAGAACAGGTTCACGCCGAGGAACTCGTGAGCGCATGACCCGCCGACCTGCTTGACCTCGCCCGCGGCGGACCGGATGAAGTAGGCGCGCTTCCGGGCGGCGCGACGTCCGCAATGATCGCAACGCTTCAGGTCGACGTCGCCGATCTCGAACTCCTCGTCGAGGAGGAAGATCAGCGGCTCGTCGGTGGCGCGCGCGTCGGCGACGGCGACGAGCGCCCAGTCACCCTCGAACGCGAAGTGTCCGGTGAACGTGATCGTCGCGTCGACGTAGTAGACGGTGAACTTGCCGCGCACCTCGTCGTCGATCGTGTAGAGGAACGGCTCGCCCGCCTCGATCGTGATGTCGGCGTTCCATCCCTTCTTGTGCGCCTTCCGGAGCAGAGCGTTGACCTTGCCTCGGACGGCTGAAAGGCCTGCCGGGGTGTAGCGGCGAGTGATGACGGTCTGGTTCATGGGGTTCTCCTTCTGGTTGATGTTCTCTCCCACGACACGATTATCGGGCCTCACGCCCGGTACGTCAACCGCAAAGTCGGAAGATTAGAGTCTCCAAGGAGATACCTGTTCCAGCGACGCAGGTATGACGACAGGCGCGGCACGCGCACGGTCGATGACCAGTTCGGTCAATGCCCACACCAGCGCGTCAAGACGATCAGGTGACGACCCGACGTCAGGAACCCACGAACACAACTGATCTTCGAGGTCGGGAAAGAACCCGACATGATGGGCGCGTCCTTGCTCATAGAGAGCGGCGACAGGTTCGGCGCGTGTCCGCTTGCCTCGTGACGCTCGAACGAGACGCACCGGGACGGACGGGTCGACTGCTTTCAGCACGTTCTCGACAAGGTCGCCGCCTTGGTTCGCTTCTGCGACGATCAGGTCGGCGTTGTGACGGTGGTAGGCGGCGATCGCGGCGGACGCCCAGTCGTTCGGTGAGGCGCGCATCGTGCGATCGTCGAGGACGTATGCGTCACCGTTCGATGCTACGCCTGCGACGACGATGCCTGTCTCGTCTGCGTTCTCGCCTGAAGTGACAGCCGGGTCAACGGCGACAACGATTCGTCTGAGGGGCGGTGTGTCGGTGACGCGAGTCGCGTCGATCTGGTCGCGTTCCCACAACGCGCCTTCGACGTCGTCAAGAATCTGTGCCTCCAACTCCTGACGTCCGAGACGGGTTCCTTCGTATCGTCGACGCATCTCCGCAATGAAGTCGGTCGCAAGGTTCGCTGAGTTCTCATACGTCGATCCTGTCGTGACATGGACGGTGCCGTCGTCGGAACGTGCGAGACGTCGAATGATCTGGACAGGTCGCGGGGTCGTGGTGACGACGACACGAGGATGATCGCCGAGACGCAGACCGAGCATCAACTGATCCCATGCGTCGTCATACCGCCATGCCGCCAACTCGTCCGCCCACGCGAGATCGTGGTTCGGTCCGCGCAGACGGTCAGGTTCGTCCGCCGAATACGCGACAGCGGTCGCACCGTTGAAGAACGTGACACGACGCTTCGACGGTTCATACCGAGGACGTTGACCGGGTGGGAACACGGCAAGGAGACCTGACTCGCCTTCGATCATCGTGTCACGGACATCGGCGGCGGTTGCGCCGACGAGCGCGATGCGACGGCACGTTCCCGCGTTCACTTGTTCACGGATGAACTCGGCCCCCGTCCTCGTCTTACCGAACCCTCGACCGGCGAGAATCAGCCAGACACGCCAGTCGCCCGACGGGGTCGCTTGCTTCGGACGACGCCACACCGACCAGTCGTACAGCAAGTGACGTTGCTGTACGACCGTCAGCGTCGAGATGACTTGTTCGCGGTCGACAGGTTCGAGACGCGACAGACGCTCAAAGATCGAACTGTCACGGTTCGATGCCACGCGCACGTTCCAACTGTTCAAGACGTTCGAGAAGTATCTGCCCGACGTCAGTCACGATCGCGCCACCCTCCGCGCCTGTCACCTCAAGTTGTCGAGGCGCGTCCAGTCCCATCAGCGACGCTTTCCGCGCCGACACCTTGACGGCGGCGTTCACCAACTGGATCATCTCCCCCGACGGCATGTCCGGGTTCGACAGGATGCGACCGAACACGCGACGCCACAACTGTTCCAGACGTTCACCTTCGATCGTTCGCATGTCATCGACCGCTTCGCGTCCCCACCACCGAAGCGCGGCATCGAACGCCTCTTTCGCCCCCGACCGTGACGCATACCCGACACGATCAGCGATCTCGTCAAAGGTCATGCCCGCCGACTTCAAGCGGACGACATCACGGTAACGCTGTGCCACCTCCGGTTTGAGCGCGGGTGTTTGTCCTTTCGGCATACGTTCGACCGTACAGGACGCGACGTTCAGAGCGTTGGGTTCAGAGCGAGTTCAAGGAACTCGTGTCGCGTGTCGTGTTCGTCGCGAATCTCGCCGAGTAGTGCGGAGGTGGTCATGGTGGCGCGTTTCTTGATTCCTCGGTTCGCCATACAGGAGTGGGTTCCGTGGACGACGACGCCGACGCCGCGTGCGCCGAGGACGTCTTGTATTGCTTCGGCGATCTGGCGTGTCATGCGTTCTTGGACTTGGAGGCGTCGTGCGTACATCTCGACGAGGCGGGCGATCTTGGAGAGGCCGACGATGCGGTCGCCGGGTAGGTAGGCGACTGTGGCTGTTCCGGTGAATGGGAGCATGTGGTGTTCGCACATTGAGGCGAACTCGATGCCGGAGACGACGATCATCTCGTCTTGTGGTTCTTCGAAGGTGGTGCCGAGGACGGTGGTGGCGTCGAGGTCGTATCCTTCGGTGAGTTCGCGGAGGGCTTTGACGACGCGCTTCGGGGTGTCGAGGAGTCCTTCGCGGGATGGGTCTTCGCCGATGTATTGAAGGAGGCGGATGACTGCGTCGGTTGGTTCGCCGTTGTCGCGTTCCCAAGGGAAGGTGAGCCATCCGTCGAGTTCGAGTGCGTGCGGTGCGACGTCGAGTGGTGATGATGGTTTGCGGTAGCAGGCGTCGACGATGTATCCGGCCTGTCTGTAACCGGTGAGGGTTCGTCCTGAGTCGACGAGGTCGTCGACGATGAGTGTCTTGCCGGGTTCGGGTTGGTCGGCGAGTGGGATGTGGAGCAGGTTGGCGACCATGACGGCGACGGGTGCGCCGCCTTGTGGAACGCCGTAGACGTTCTCGAAGTATCGGTCGTGGTTACGGTCGGCGATGTTGCGCGCCTGTGTTGTGATGTCGTGCCAAGTGAGCGCGGTGATGTTCGTCATGTCATACTCCTCGTCGGTCGCCATAGGCGTGGACATGGATGCGGGTTGAGACGTTGTAGTTGCGGGTGACTGCTTTGTCGATGACCCACGGTAGGCGTTCTGTGATCTCGTCGCCGGTGCGTCCTTCGGGCATAAGCCATACGCGGTCGGATGGCATCCCTGTCGTGTCGACGAGTTCGTCTGCTTCGAGTAGGTCGCCGATGTTGGTGATGACGAACTTGAAGATCGCGGTCGGGATGTTCGCGAACTGTTCGAGGACAGGCAGGTTCTCTGCGCGCGTGACGTCGACGTTCGATCCTGACAGTTTCGGTGAGACGTTCCATCGGACACGGTCAAGGTATTCGGCGAGATGTTTCGTCGGGGACAGCGTTCCGTTGGTTTCGACTTCGACGTTTCTGCCGTTGTCGAGGAGTTGTTCGACGAACGGGGCGAGGCGTGCGCTTTGAAGGAGAGGTTCGCCGCCTGAGATGACGACGGTCGAAGTGTCGTGTTCGTCGACCCAGTCAAGAAGTTCGTC